CAGGAAACTGGGAAGTTGCAGGTAAAATTTTCCTAAAACCTAACCTCCCCAGAATATTACAAAATCCTGGCAAGCACATTTAAAGTTATGACAAAGAGTAAAAATTCTGTGGCAAAGCCACATAAAAAACCTCTTTGTAATAAAAGTTAAATGTGGCGTGCCAACGTATAAGACTTTATATCTTCTTATACGCACTTGGTGCCATTCCAAGTCTTAACTGCTAAAAGCAGTGAAATTACGCCTAAAGTTCGGCAGGCGTAGGGGGACCATAACGATAGAATATAGGTGGTCCCAAGTACCAGAAAAGAGTGAAATCTTCTCCGGCTGCTACATATTTGAATACTGGTGGAGGCGAGGGTGTCGCCTGCATAGTGCAAATCATCTGGTACATGTCCTGACTAAAATCGGCACTCCAGCTTCTTGTAGACTTTGCTGGTGCAAACCTGTACATTGAGTAATACGGAATCTCAAAGGTTTGCAAAGGATTAACGAGAGAATTCCAACGTGCAAGTCCGGATAAACCGGACGTTCTCTCGTGAACTTTCAATCCGCCGTACCGAACTTGTGTAGTGTCGGTCATAGGTTGTTCACCCGCTGTTGCTATATCATCCTCAACTAAATCAGCATTTGTATCACGAGGGTCTGTCGAAATTCGACCGACAGACCAAGTGCAATTTGTGGCATCATTCGTGTCTGCTAAAATAGGAGTGGTGTCTATGCAATAGCGAATAGAACCCCTCCAACCGCCATACGCGGCAGAAAGATAGTTCAAAAGGGTCATGTCTGCATAAGTATAGCTATTTGACGTAAACTTAGGAGTGGCGATCAATAGAGCCGATAAAGAATCAGGCTCATTAGAAAACCCTCCATAGAAAGGAAACATTTTCCTAACAATTCTGACACTGGTAGGTCCAAAGACAGAATTCGTAGGAAGTGCTATAGTCTCATGCAAACAATAGCGTTTTAGTAATTGTCGAAAGGAACCAATTACTTCCCCATAGTGAATTTTATTCACTAATGCATCTTGGGGACAAGGAGAACCCAACTTCCATAGAGTTTCAGGTGAAACTACAGAAGTTACAGTCCGTGGGGGTGCCTCCTCGAAAACACCTTGTGGTGACATTCTGGTTGGAGTCACCGGATCTGGGCGCTGAGTAAGATTTAACGTACTTAGAGTGGCCTCAGTAGGAACGGCCACTTCGAAATCTTCCGCAGCGCTAATTGACACAAGGATAGTGATGTCATTATTGACTGTAGTGTTTGGAACTGTCAACTCGTTCACAACATAAACTGAGAGAGTACCATTACCCACACCAGACAAATTCGCAGAATTTAAGCCTAGTGGGGTGACAGCACCTGTCGCAGAAAATGGAGAAAACGTTGAACCTTGATTCTGAGGTAACATAATATGTCTCCTAAAAGGAGTATTCTGTCCCCAGCCTACATCAATAGTGAAATCAGTATTCTCTGATATGTCAACAATTTGAGTATAAGCAACATTATACTCTGTTTCAGATGGTTGTCCCAAACTTTGGGGGACACCATATGGATCATAGACAAATTTAAGACGTCCTCTATGATACCCACTACACACAACCTGAAACCTATATCGCATAGTTCCCTTCCAATATTGAAAAGGGAAAGTTGCAAAGGCACAGGCTGGCATGTGTATGGGTACATTAGAACCAGACGCTGACTGTCTTACGACGCATGGGTCCACCACAATGTTGAACAGCATTTTCTCGGTTTTTACACCGGTAGGCCAACCAAATGCTGTCAGTAACGATTCTCTACATGCTATAGACGTGATTGTCATCTCATCATTAACATCTAGAGATGCTACTGTTGGATCTATGGATAATTCCTGTTTTGTGTCCACCGTGAGTGTAAGTAGATTCTCACACCCATCACAATTTGCCATTGACTGGCGAGAAATAGGTTGCCACGCTTGGTAATTATCTGTGCGTGGTTTGGAATAACCAAAGATCGCTGCCATTGTTGCTATGGCACGAGCCCCAATCTCCGTTGCTGTTGCAAAAGAAGATATAATGGGGATTTGCTTCAAAATACCGGCAGTTTTCGCTACCGTTGAAGCGGGTTTGGATATAATACCCTCTGCTTCGCCTTGTGGTTCAATTACACCCTGAGGCACCAGAGCTCCTGCTCCAGGATTTGCTTGAGTTAAACCAACTAATTCTACATTTTCTGCCCAAATAAAGGTAGTTATAGATATTGGATCAACCCCAGCATTCGCGTGCTTCAGAGGTGTCAAGGCTTGCAGGGTTACTCTACCCATGTCTCTCCATTGTTGCTGGACAATGTCGAGCATGTTCAATGGTGTAAAAAAGGGCAACACCAAAGATGCTCCTTCTGATTTTGTAGGATCAAGATATACATGTAGACGCTGAGAAGCTTCCACGTTATCATCAAAATTATTAGGAACATAAACTGTAGTTGAATCGAAATTTGGTAAAGGCCTATAACTGGCCAACATTCTACCATAATAGAACGCATTTCCATTCAGTACAAATTTAACATGCATTGTCGCCTTTAACAGCTTAAAATTAGAGATTCTGTTAATTACGCGCTTGTTCTCAAAGAAAACAGCCCACGGATCAAACATAATGTTAAAATCGGCGGTTGTAGAAACATCCCACAAAAGTGG